GGCGTTGGCTAAAACCGGGTATCGAAGCGTCCAGAGCTACGTGGGAGGGATTTCTACAACAAGCCGCGACCTTTGCGATGGAGGGTAGACCGGAGACAGTGGATAAAGCGCTGCATGCTGCCGGTGATACCGCAGTACAAAGCGTCAAGAATTATATCACTGCCGGTATATCTCCACCATTGAAACCGAGAACAATGGCAGCACGCCGTGCCAAACATAGAAACACCAAAACCGGACCAAGTCCGTTACCACCACAATTTGGTGGACTTACACCGTTGGTCGATACTTCGCAGATGTTAAATAGCATAACCTACACTGTGGTAAAGAAATAAATGCCCCCAACGCATGATGCCAACGATGCATTTGATCCTTCGTTCTTAGACACAATAACGGTTATTCGACACACTACATCTGTTAACCAACAGGGGCGACGTGTCGATACCAATACATCCTTCGATATTTTAGCCGTGGTTACTGCGTCCAGCCCAGCCGATCTGCAACGCCTGCCTGAAGTAGAATATATGAACAAAGCAATAAATGTCTGCGCTCCTTCCAATCAGTTCAGCGACAAAGCACCATTACAAGGTCCGAGCGATGCCCATGCTGCTGATGAAGTAGTTTGGCATGGCTCGAATTACCAAGTGATGAGTATTCAAGATTATTCCGGTTATGGGCGCGGATTTATTCAAGCCACTGCTATCTCGATGACGCAGCCAGATCCACCACCCACACCTATATAGGGTAATTATGGCGTTTGTCCCCGACAGTAGATACAAGGGTTATCTCGGGCCACATACTACACCGGCTCCATTAAACGATGGCGCTTGGGATGATTTTCTACACGATCTAATCGTTGGTATTTCCGGTATGCCGGGAGATAAAGTATTTCCGCGTTGGCAATCGGTACCGCCGGTACACCCACATCCCGATGTTGACTGGGCTGCTATTGGTATTAGTGAATTGAGTGCCGATTGGCAGGCTCATGTACGACACTATCCGGCTAGTGACGAACATCCGGATGGGTACGATGCATTGCAACACATGGAAACTACTACATTTCTAACTTCGTTTTATGGACCCAATTGCGCGAGAAACGCCACCGTGTTGCGCGCCGGGTTCCAGATCGAACAGAATTTGGCTGAACTTCGCAGAGCCAATGTCGGATTGGTAGAAGTACAGACATTCGTCAGTATCGCCGAGTTGTTCAAACAGAAATGGCTTGGTAGAATAGATGTACCGATTGTACTACGACGAGAAATTCGTTTTGACTATCCTGTGCTTAATCTACTATCTGTTACTGGTACAATAACAGGCGACTACGTGCAAACCGACTTCGACACTCAGGAGAACTAAACAATGGCTGAAGGTCTTCCAGTATCACGCGTTGTTGATGTCGATGTCAACTTCGCACCAGTTGCCGCCCCTGCTGCCGCTTTTGATACGTTGCTGATCCTGGGTGATAGCGATGTATTGACTGCCGGCGAAGGTATTCGTGCTTATGAAGCAATGGAAGAAGTAGCGGCAGATTTTACCAGTACGTCACCGGAGTTTCTGGCAGCTAATCTGTACTTTGCGCAGACGCCACAACCCAATACATTGTTTATTGGACGTTGGGCACGCACGCCTACGGCTGGCGTGTTGATTGGTGGTCCGCTATCTGGTGCGGAACAAGTAATGACCAGTTGGAATACAATTACTACTGGTGCTTTTAAGATTGGTGTCAACGGTGTTGCGCCAGTCGATGTTACCGGTCTAAACTTTGGCGGCGACACCAATCTAAATGCGGTTGCCGCCAAAATTGATACTGCCTGGGCTGGTGGTACAGTAGAGTGGGACGCTATTCGTGATCGCTTTGTGTTTACCAGTAGCACTACTGGACCGACTTCTGCCGTTAGTTATATGACGGCACCAACTGCCGGACAGGATATCTCGGCCAAACTAAAAGGCACACAACTAACCGCTGAACGTTCTAGTGGTGGTGTTGCGGCTGAAGCAAATCCAATCGATGCAGTTATTCGTGTCGATGGTCTGGGTTGGTACGCACTTACTGTTGCGGCGTCTGTTGTACTTACCGATCCGCAGCACATGGCTATTGGTGCTTATATCGAAAGCACCAACGAAAAACATCTGTACGGCATTACTACCAGTGCCGCTACGATCCTCGATCCGGCAAATAGTGCCGATATCGCCAGTCAGTTGAGTCTGGGCGACTACACACGAACCATGGTGCAATACTGCAATACCAATCTGTACGCCATTGCATCGATCTTTGGTCGTGCGTTTAGCACTAATTTCGAGGGTAGCAATACGACGATCACGTTGAAGTTTAAGCGTGAACCGTTGGTACTGCCAGAGTTTTTGACTACGACACAAGCCAATACATTGATGGCAAAACGCTGCAATGTCTATATTGGCTACAACAACGACACTTCAATATACCAAGAAGGTGTGATGTCTGGTCCTGCGTATTTCGATGAAATACACGGATTGGATTGGTTGGCAAATCGTATTCAAAACGATTTGTGGAACCTGTTGTATCAGTCACCCAAGGTACCACAGACCGATAGTGGTATCCACGGTATGTTGACCCGCTGCGAAAGCAGCCTTAGTCAAGGCGTCACCAACGGCTTGATTGCGCCCGGTGTATGGAATGCTCCTGGTTTCGGTATTCTTTACGATGGAGCATATCTCGAAAAGGGTTGGTATTCGTATGCTGACAGTGTGGACAACCAATCACAAGCAATCCGCGAACAACGTATCGCGCCATTGATTCAGATCGCGGTCAAGATGGCTGGCGCGGTACATTTCGCTAGTGTTCTGATCAACGTAAACCGCTGATCCCGATAGATAGGAGATAACCAATGGCTGTTTACGCCTTTAGCAATACTTACGTACACCTCGACGGTCCCTTCGTCAATGTGGCACTAGGGGCTGGTGCCGGTGATGCCGAAGGAGGTATCACTGTAACTATGACCGAAGATAAAAACACGATGACGATTGGTGCCGATGGCGAGGCGATGCATTCACTTCACTCCGGTAAATCCGGCACCGTGACCGTGCGCCTGCTTAAGACATCACCTACCAATGCTATTCTATCCGATGTCTATGCCAGACAGACTAATCAATCAGGTGGTCGTTTTCACGGACAAAACGTCATTCTGATCAAAGACACAATGCGTGGTGATACGATTACTTGTCTGGAAGTAGCATTCTCGCGTATGTCAGAAATTACCTATGCCAAAGAAGGTGGCGAAGTTACTTGGGTATTTCACTGCGCCAAAATAGATTTCATTCTGGGTCGTGGTTGGAATGATCCTCTGGCATTCCACGAATCACCCCCGGTTGGTGGACAATCAGTTGGTAGTGTGTCGGGTTGGGTTGGCTAAACACTCCTATGATGGAGTAAAGGAACCGGACAATGGAACTAGAACTTGCAGGGATCAAGTATAGAACCGGACGAATGAACGCATTTGAACAGTTCAACGTGGTGCGACGTATCGCGCCGGTATTGTCTGGTCTAGGGGAGAGTTTTGCTAAAATCCCCAATCGAAACGGGCAAGCCGAAGACGAACCTACTCCAGAAGCTGAAGCTGGTGTGTGGTCAGCCCTCGGCCCCGTTGCGGATGCGTTGTCCAAGATGCCAGACGATCACGTCAACTATGTACTAAAAATGTGTCTGGGCAAATGTCATCGTCTGGATGAACACTCCCAGACCTGGGCGCGCATCACTACACCGAATGGTGATTTGTTGTACCAAGACATCGACGTATCTATCATGATGCAGTTGGTGTTCAACATTATCCAGGAGAACTTGGAGAGTTTTTTCAACGCACCCCTTCCCCTAAATTCGGGCGAGGGAACGGGGTCGCGGTTGAATTAGCATCGATGGTTGATGAAACGGATTGGTTACTCCGTCCCGTCCTAGAACATATGTGCCATTATGAGTCGTTGATCAACGGCACACTCGATCTATGCGATATTGCATTAATGAACGAAGCGCTGGATGTCCGCGCTGAAAATGAGGCTAGAATACAGGAATCTATTGATATGCAAAGACCACGACGCTAGATGGCTGATGTTCTCAAACAATTTATGTTTGGCTTGGGGTTCCAGATTGATGACGCTGGAATGGCCAAGTTTGAGAATTTTGTTAAGAATACCGAAAACTATGCCAAACAGGCGGGCCAGAGCATGGGCCGTCTGGTTACAACTTTGGAGGGTTATACCAAAGGGCTTGGAAAAACCACTGCCGAAGCCGATAAACAAAAACAAAGTCAAGACAAGCAGACCCAAGCTGCTAAAGACTTTTGCAAACAACTGGAGGATTGCCTCAAAGGCCTAACCAAACACGTCGAGGAGCTAGGTAAACATACCCAAGAACAAGACAAAAATACTAAATCTACCGATCATGCTAGTAATGCTCTTCGCCGACATGCTGCCGCGCATCGTCAGATGCGCGAGGTATGGGGTCTTAGTAAAACAGCGGTACTTGGTTTTGCCGGCGCATTAGGTGGCTTAGCAGTTACCGCCGAAGAAGCGGTTCGTCGTGTTAGTAAAGAATTCGCCAATCTTTACTATTTGTCGCAACGCACTGGTGTTAGTGCCAAAGGCATTGAAGTCTTACGGTTCCAATTTGAAAAGATTGGATTATCGGCAGAACAAGCCGACTCGGCGATTGCTGGTCTTTCGTCGCGGATGCGGAGCCAACCAGGACTTATTACCCAGATACGTGGTTGGGTCGGCCCTATCAGAGATAGTGGCGATGCCATTTTAAAGCTAGGCCAGAAATATAAACAAGTTATTGATATACATGGTAACTTCTCGGCGGGTGAAGCACAATTTCGTTCCGTGCTGGAAAGCATGGGACTCGATCCCGATCTAATACTACAAACTGCCAAGAATTTTGATCAAGTAGCAAAGGCAGCATATACGTTTAAAGACCTCCTTAAACGATTGGGGTATGGAGATGGTGAAGCTGAACTAAAGAGATTGCAGGATAATTCTGTAAAGTTTCAGCGTACTTGGGTAGATTTTCGTTGGGTTGTAGGTAAAGTTTGGGAGGGTTTTGCCGGCGCATTGATGCCGGGTATGACCCGACTAATGGAAGTATTTGTCAAATCTATCACTAATATCAGTGGGGGTTTTGATACTTTAGAGAATCGGGTAAAGAAGTTTCTTGACGAGCTTATTGGTGAGGATGGTAAGAAGGGAGAAGAAGCACTTAGAAAGCTCTGGGTACAACTAGGCAATATCGCGTCT